TGCCCTGGAGCGAGGCCAGGGCAGAAATAACTTGGGGTGACGGGCGTGTCAGCATCAGCGCATCGGGCTAGAGCCAAGACGCTGAGCCTTGGAGGGAGAGTCTTTCTTCTCCTCCTCGTCTCGCTTCACGCCGGTCAGGTAACCGCGGCGCGGCGTCATGTCGCGTGCGGGTGCCTTGGGGGCTGGCGCTGGGCCAAAGTTGTCCACGCTGTCCGGATCGAAGACCTTGCTGCGCTGGGCGCTCGGCTTGACCTTGACCACCGAATCAACAGGTGCGCGGGTACCGGCAGAGGCCAGACGCGCCGTCTCTGCGGCAGACTGGTCGGGCGCGGGGGCCGGGCGGCTTGCGGAGGCGCGGATCACGTTGCGAGCGGGACGAGGCTTGGGCATCTCGACCGGCGTCACATCCTTGTCGGTGCGTTGGAAGTCGGCCGCGGTCATCTTGGGAGCGGCAGGGGCGTCGTCGGACACCGCCAAGGTGTCCTTGGCTGCGGCAGCGCGGTTGGCGATGCGATCCACCTCGGCACGATCCTCGCGGCCACGGCCTGCGCCGAAGCGGCGATAGGCCTCGCTGCTCGGGTCGTCGATGTTGCCCATGCGAAGGCGCTCAAGGAGGCCCACCTTCTCGCCGCTCGAGGCGGCCAGACCCGCTTCCTTGTCGGCAGCCTCAGTCACGTCGCCACCATCGGCCATGCGGACGGTGGTTTTCTTCATCGAGCCAGCAGAGGAGCTTTCGCCCTTCTTGTAGTTCTGGCGCATCCAGGAGGAGATTTCGATTGCCATGCTGGCCTCACTTCTTCATGTTCTTGCCGTAGCTGGCGCCGCAGTTGCCCACCATGCCGCCGTCAGCCATGCGAGGCTTGTCGGCGTACTGCTTGGGGGTCATCTTGCCGCTGGCCAGCGCTTTGCCGGTGGCCATCAGCTTGCCGGGTGCAGGGGTCTCGCCCTTCTGCTTTTCCTCGGCGACCTCACGGCGCATGTACTCCTTGGGGGAGACTTTGCCGGAGGCGACAGCCTTGGCTTCGGCCATCTCCTCGGCCTTGTCCTGCTTGCCCGCGAAGGGCTTGGCCTTGACCTTGCCGCCGTCGGCGTACATGCCTGCGGGCATCATGCCCTTCTTGGATTTCATCGCAGCTTTCATTGGATCGCCTGTTGAGGTTGAACGGTGTTGACCTGCTCGGGAGCCGTGTTGCCAGCGGCGTCTGTTGCGGCCGGGGCGGCGATCTGCTGCTGCGGCATCGCTGCCTGCAACTGCGACATCGCCTGCTGGATCTGTTCCTGCTTGAACTTCATGTACTCCGGAGCGGGCACGATCTTGTCCGTGTCCATCTGGAGACCCTTAGCCAGCTCGCGCAACAGATACGCCCTGCCCTCCGGCCCAACGATCTGGAGGTCGACCGGGTTGGCGGTGGCAGCCAGGAACTCGTTGCGGCGAACCTGAATCTGTTCGCGGGCAATGAGGCCCATCGCGCCCTTGCACATCACCTTGAAGTCGCCCTTGATGTAGGGGTCGGGGTTGTACATCATGTTGTGGACATAGAACCGCTCGATGACCATTTCGGTCACCTTGTCCACATTGATGATGGCGTTCTTGATGCCCTTGGCGGCGTTGTCCATCAGCATCGACAGACCGGACGCGGTACGCCCGGCGCCAGATGCACCTGAACCCGAACCGTAGATGTAGTTCGGGATGCCGGTCACTTCGTCCGCCTGCTTGGCGAATTGGTTGTAGATGCCCATCAGCTCGGCCGCCTTCATCTCGGGCATGAAGAACCGGATGGCAGGCTGGCCACCGCCCGTCTTGTCGGACGTGGTCTGCCAGATCTTCCAGGGGTACATCTGGGTGACTTCCTCGCCGTCAGCGAGTCGGTCCACTTGCACTTCGACCTGCGGGCCGGAGGCAATCCCCATGTTGTTCGCCAGCGAGCGAGCCGCGGCGTTGCACATGGTCTGCACGTCGCGCATGATCTCGGGCAGCGCAGTTCCCCAGAACGCGCCAGGGATCGGGCGCCAGGAGGCGATCTCGTAGGGACGGCGGCCCAGGGGATCGGGGTTCAGTACGCACTTGATGACGTACCCGCCGATCTGCCAGGCATTGACCTCGTACACCTTATTCGGGTCAACGTTCTTCATGCCCCACTGAGCAAGCATGGACCCCATCACCGGACCCCAGAACTCCAGGGCTTCGATGATGTTGTCGTTGTACAGCCTCGAGTGGTACTTGCCCTCGAGGTTGTCGCGCTGCTGGTCGCCATACTCGAAGTAGCGATAGCCCTTCAAGGCGTAGCGCTCGAGCACCTGGTCGATGTCGCTGTCAGAGTAGCCCGGCACGCCCTTCATGGACTCCAGATCCTTGACCGTCAGGCGGTGGCGCTGGATCAGGTAGCCGTCGTCGACGTTCGAGGCGTTGGGCGACGGGTAGATGTCATAGGGACTGACCCGCTCGACCTCGCGATTGAAGTCGTTGATGACCACCGGGGCGAAGTTCGGACCCCAGCTCAGGCGCTGCTTCTTGCGAACAGACGGACCCTTGAGGATAGCGGTCGGGTACGTGACGTAGTCGTCCGTGAAGTCAGCCAGGGAGTTGCGGAAGTTGCCGCGGTCGAGCTGGTCCTGGATGGTCTTGGCCATCCGACCGGCCGTAGCCTTGGCCTCCTCGCGCAGGCGCAGCATGGCCATGTCGTGAACCTCGTTCACGCGCTGGCGGAAGGCCTCGGGGTGAAGCTGCTGGCCAGCCATGACGTAGGCTTCGGCTTCGAAGCGAACGAAGTCGATGACCGACAGGCGGATCTCGGGCGGCAGCTCGGGTTCTTGAGCAGGCACCAGGTCAAACGGCTGCGAGTTCTGGCCGATCACGTCCTGAATCCAGGACTTGGCGGCGTTGCACTTGATGTCCGTAATCATCATGAAGATGTCGGACCCGCCGGTCTGTGCGATCTCCTGAGCTTTCTCGGGGTCGTACTCGCCACGGCGCTGGCGTTCGCACGTCAACAGACGTTCAGTGATCTTCTGCTTGGCGAACTTCGCCTTGCTCCAGCAGCCCGTGATGTGACCGGAAATCCCAGACGCAATGAGGTCGGAGTTATCCATGCCTTCGGCTTGCTCGGCGCTCACGTCGATTTCGACGGGCGGATTTGCCTCGTACACAGATGTCATTGGTTAACCTCTCAAGTCCAGGCTTTGCTGGATACCTTTTTCACTGATCTTGCTTTGACGTTCTTGCCGCCTTCCCTTGCAGCCAGACACAGGTACTGCAATGCGTCGTGAGGGTGCGAAAAGCGATCCTTGACCGGACGATCGCGGTAGCGTTCACCGGCGACCTTTAATCGCTCAAAGCGATAGCCGCCCAGGAAACCCTTGCGCAGTGTTCGGCAGTTTGGCGACAACAGAAAGCCGGGTTCACCGCCCGCCAGTCTGTTGAGGAAGAACGCCACAGATTCCCGCCGAGGGATGAAGTCGTTGGTGTCGGCAGGCTCGCTTGCGATGCCGACCTCGAGCAGCTCCTGGTAGCAGGTGCGCTCGTTCGATTGGGCGCGGGCCACACCCGCCGGGTCGCCCCGGGAGATGATCCGCATCCCTGAATACCTGGTCATCAGCGCTGGCTTGACGATCTCGTCAGCAAACTGGCGCACGCCCATGTCCTCCCCGACGAACTCCTCGAGGATGACGAGCTGACCTTTCGGTGTGATCTGTCCGACGATGCAGGCCGGGGTGAGACCGAAGTCCCAGCCCAGGAACAGAGGAACGCCCTTGTTGACCTCGAGGTCGTCATCCGAGCAGTGGATCTTGTCGCTGTACTCGGGGAAGACCGGCTTGCCGTCGGCCGTCGTGCCGTACTGTCCCAAGATGAAGATCTTGATCCAGTCATCGGTCTTACCGGCGACCATACGGAGGTAATACTCAAACCCACCTGGCAGGTTGAAGATGTTCTCCGCTTCGGGGTTCGGCTCATACCAGACGTTGCCTTCGTTGTCCTGCTTGCGGAGCAGGCCGCCAGGCTGATCGAAGAAGTCCCAGTTCTCTGGGCGGACTTCCTCGGCCAACTTGTACCACCAGTGATCGTCGTCCGGTGGGTTGGTGTCCATGATGACGCAGGGGTGTGTCGGTCCACCCTCACGCTTGGCGGGATAGCGACCCACACGTTGGGTCACCATGTCGAAGACTTCCTTCGGCAGCTCCGAGGCTTCGTTAATCCAAGCGCCGGTCAATTCCAGCGAACGAAGTTTGCCGGTGTCCTGGGCGGTCTCCATCGCAATAAAGACAATCTCGAGGTCCAGGCCGTTACCGTCACCAGTGTTCTTGATCTTGATGCGCGAAGTAATCGGCGCATCCCATTTGATCGGCGAGATGTCGGACGGGAACCACTGCTCCCAGGTCTTGATCGTCGTGGACTTGAGTTCGGGGTACGTGCCGCGGATGATGGCCCAGCGAGCACGGCGCACTCCGTTGAACGGAACCTGCTCGAGCGTGTGGCGCATGATCTCGACACAGCACGTCGAGGATTTCCCGGAGCCGACCGGCCCTTTGATCCCGCGGACGAAGGCCTTCGAGTTGTGGAAGGACGCAGCTACCGGACCCGGGGGCTGGTAGCGCACAGAGGTGGTATCACTCATGCGGCGTTAAGCCGCAGGTGTCTCCGGCGGCTTCGTAAAAGTTGTG